AGGTAAGAAGGCCGCTCCTAAAAAAGGAAAACCAAATCCGGCAGCGATTATGGGAAGAGCAATTGGCGCAATCTTCTTGACTACTTTAACTACTGCTTTGACTGCTTTCTTTATGCTTTTGAATATGCTTGAGAAAAAGAATTCCGGCATTCCGGTGACCGGATTAAGGCTATTGAGCTGGTCTCCTACGACGTACCTTTGTGGATCCAGCCCCATTTCTGCCATCTGATTAAACAAAAGGGCCTTAATCTGGGGGTTCGCTTCCAGTACTTCCATGGGAATGACCGTTTCCCCTTGGGCAGCATGGATCACATAAATGTCACCATTTCGCCCAAATTCCGCCAACTTTTGAACTTGGTCCTGCATGGAAGCAATTCCAATGGGCGCAAGTTCATATGCCGGAGAGGCGTCTACATAAGACTGAAGACCACTAGTTGAGGGGATATAGGATTGGTTCGTCATCACGAAAGCTCCAGTACGCTGGCGAAAGCGTATATCTTGGATGCGTTGTCACAATTGAGTAGGAGCGTATCACCGTCCTCCATAATAAAAGGACCAATGAGGGACGAGGTGACAGTCGTGGCAATGGTGGTATTAGCAAGTATCACCAATGTAGAAGTGGAACTGTCATTTATCTTTGTTAAAACTACTACATTTCCACTATGGCTATTATACAGATTTATGTTCTTTACAACAGCTTCCGTCGCGGTGGGACAAGTGTAGATTGTCACATCCCCAGTTGAGCCGACTAACGTGCCTATATTCTTGTATGCAGAAGCCATTTTATTCCATAAACCAGCTTAAACCCTTAGTGTCATCTTCCCCGCTTATTACCGCTGGGAAGTCAAATTTTGTAAGGGCTATCTCTAAGTCTCTCATAATGCGCGTGAACGTATCCACGTCATATTCCTCTGGTACTATGGGAAAGGCATGGTCCAGTAAGGAAGCCACTACCTTCTCCCATCTTCTCGCACGGCTAAACGAGTGGCACCCAAAGTCCAGGAAGTATCTACCTTTGAGCTTTCTATACGAAGACTTGCGCTGCGCCCTCGACAGCGCACATCTGCCTGTTGCGTTGTAGCAGTAACGGTAGCAGAAGCCTCAGTAACCAAAGTGTCCCCAGGAAATGGTCTTGTTTTAATGACATAACCAACCTCCGCATCGGTTCCACCAATAGCTATATCGGGCAATATCTTGCTGATAAATTGGAACTTGTCGCCGTCGCCTATGTCAAAGTCCGAAGACTCAATAAAACTGGACATTGCGGTTCCGTCATCGTTCTCTGTATTTTCGTGAACGTAGGTGTATTCCACTCCACTAGCAGATCCGGATGCGCGAGGATTGTCATGGATACCAAAGTCTACCCATGCGGTTCTGGCTAAACTTCCTATATCCCAGCTATTCTCAGTATAATTAAATTTGGCATAACGATCTATTTCGGTAGCATCGGAAGAGACATAAAAGAAGATTACCTCATCGAACATACGATTGGATGCGGCAAAAAACTTTCGGCTCTGAGTTAAATTGATGTCGTCAAAAACATATCTTAGAACCGTACAAGGAATTACTTGTAAGCGGCCCGTGTAAGCATAAAAGTTCTCACGGGTCATCCAGAAGATACGGTCACCAATCGTAACGACGGCGTTAGGAGAAATGATAGAAGTATTATTGGCAACCAGAGCAAATCCAAAGGTAAAGGGAGGACCAGTGAACCTCATGCTATACAAGGAAGCGTCGGTCCAGATAAGGATTTCCTGTCTTGTTTTCTGAGCGGTAATGATTTCTGAACCAGTAGAAAGACGCTGGCTACCGGCAGTATTAGTGGCAGTGGGTGTCCAATCAAAAGGACTTTCCTGATCTGACCAGCGAACCAGTAACAAATCCTGTGTCGTTTCCCCAAGTGCATTGCAGCCTAAGCACACTATATGACGATCCGCACCAGAAACCATGATCTGATGAGTAATGGTCGGAGCATCGGAAGCCCCGGTTTGGGAAGCAAAGTCCGTCGCACGTCCACTTAGACCAAGAGTCTTGTCCCAGTAATAAGGAGTACTGTCCACAGGACTAAAGGCAAGATCCTCGCCCCAGTTATCCTGGGACCATAAGCGAAGTTGCTGGGAAGAGGTAATGGTCGATATACCACCCCACGTAATAAAATCATTCGCTTCTTTGACAACGGTTGTATCAGCATGAGCCGCTGCCGTGGTACCTCGAACCCCTCTTACGACACCAGCATCTAAAGTTTGGCTAGTTTTCCCAGTATATTGGATAAGTTCATCTTCAATCTGAATTAAGCCAATAAAAGTAGCTGCGTCCGAGCTAGTGTGGGCGGCTATCGTGGTACCATCTGTACCGCGAGTTAGATCGCTTAAAGTATTAGTTGTTTTATTTCCATAGCGAATTTTCTCACTATTAATGATGAGAGTTCCTACATCAGGAAATCCAGAAGCATCCGCCAAAGGGATGGTATCGCTAATAAGGGTTAAATTCGCTGCAATGGTAGTAGCAGCCGTTTCAAAATCCGCAGCACTTGTGAGAATAATGGATGTAGCAGAATCTGAAATAAGACCATTTAAGGTAGTTTGAGAAAAAGTGGCAGTCGCACCACCGAAAAACCCAGCACCAAAACCAGTTCCAGCAACACTGACTGTAAGGCCGGAATTAATTTGGTAGTTTGCTATCGGAGTGCCACCTCCAGAAGTGGAACCTGAAGAAGCACTTCCACCTGTGTCAATAGTATAAGTATTTGCACTGACGAAAGTTATCTGATGCTCAGTGTTTAATTGAGCAGCGGTAATCCCATCCGTAGTAGTAGCTCCAGAAAAAGTTACAAAGTCTCCAGTTAAAGCACCATGACCGGGATCAGTAACGGTCACTATGCCGCTACTGGCAGCTCCGGTAGTAAAAGGGTCTGTTGCAAGGGTAACTGTCCGTCTAAGAGGGGTGATATCATTGTAACTACCACCTTCTTCTATATAAAACTTGGTATCTGTTCCAAGTCCCATGTATTTGGCACCATCTAATGCGGACCAACAATGAAGGGAGCGACCTGTCCCATTAATAGTATCGGAACTTAAACGAGTCCAGCCCCCCATCTTTTCAGGATGGCCTTTACGAAAACGGATTAAATCGGAATTAAACCAACCACCTTCGCTACCATAAGAAGTGGTCTCTTTATTAACTCCTGGAACAAAGGTTATTTTGGTTAGAGGCATTTACTAAGGCGCATCCGCCGCCGTGGGTGTCGCTATTTCTTTTTTCCTTTAACAGGAATTTTATCTATTAAAATCTCGGAGATCCTTGAGTAACCATATCTTTGGGTGGAGTTGGCCAAACAATATCCGGCCATTTAGTTACATCTATTGTATCTGGAAAATCTCTCAAAGCTTGACGATAAATTCTTACATCTTCTGGCATCGTAACATCTGTCAAAGCATAATGGTCTGTTAATTTTAAATAGCCGTCTCTTTCCCAACGAAGAGAGTTAAGAAGACTTTTATCACGTTCAAGTTTTTCCTCATCTATCATATCTCGTCCATGAGTAGTTAACGTCACCGTGTTCTCATCAAGATTAACTATAACTTCATCCCTAACCTTAATTTTATTATGCCCCACACTATTATCAATTGTTATAAGTGGAAACCAATTCTGGGCAATTAGAAACTTATCATCAGCAAGTTGTTCCTTACTCATCCCTTCTACTAATTCATGGTTCCCGACTAGTGGTAATCCTCCCATATAATCAACTACAGGGGGGGTCTTATCCATATTAACATGTGCATATCGGTTATAATTTTCCATATTTATCTTTTTATTTTATTTGTTTCAAATAGATGTAATTAAAATACATTTCTATACAACCACTACTTTACAATAATAGTATCACGCTGGGTCCCAGCAAATATTTTTGACCAAGCTGTGTATGTACCAAGTTGAACGGGGGAAGAACTATTAAGTTCATTGGTATTCTGACCCAATTGACCATAATAACCAGAACCCCACAGATGCATAGTTCCGTTTGTTTTAATGGCTCGACCACCTTCCCAAGTATTCTGAACAACCTCCCAATCAGTATCCGAACCCACTTGAACAGGAGAACTTCTGTTGATAGTAGTCCCATCTCCTAAAGCACCCTGGGTCTGATTTCGGCCACAAGCCCAAAGAGTTCCATCTGTCTTTGTAGCATAACTATTATAGAATCCACAGGCAGATTGTTTCCAAGTCGTTAAAGACCCAACTTGTGTAGGAGAAGAAACATGAACATTTACAGTGTTTAATCCAAGACCACCATAATTATCATTTCCCCAAGCCCAAAGGGTGCCATCATCTTTTACAACCCAGATATGGAAGGCGATCTCTCCACCAGGCATAGCTTCCCAATCAGTTAATGAGCCAACTTGAACAGGAGAAGAACGATCAACCCTATCACCCTGACCTAGTAGTCCGCCTCTGCCACCAGCATAGTGGCCACCAGCATTGCTACCCCAAGACCACAATGTCCCATCATCTTTAATTATTAATCCACCATATGAAGCCGCACTCATTTTCAAGGGCCAACCGGCCGTCAAATCAGCACTTGATTCCCCTTTCCAATTCGTTAAAGACCCAACTTGAACAGGAGAAGATCTAGCTATTAGATCATCCTGACCTGACCTACCCATAAGGCCGCTACCCCAAGACCAAAGTGTACCATCTGTTTTTATAGCACATGACCAACCGAAACCAGCGCTAACCCTGAACCAATCAGTTAAAGACCCAACTTGTGTAGGAGAAGATTTGGCGACGTAATTTGTTTCGTGGCCTAAAACTCCAGAACTATCCGAACCCCAAGACCATAAGGTTCCGTCTGTTTTAACAGTGAAAGAGATCTGGTCACCAGCACCGGGGGTTGCCCAATCAGTTAAAGACCCAACTTGAACAGGAGAAGAATAGTTAACGGTACTGTTCAGACCTAATTGACCATTAGTATTCTCACCCCAACACCATAATTCACCTTGTAGTTCATCCGGCTCTTTAGCTCCAGCAGACCCCATTAATGCTCGTATAATATTAGGCATTCCAAATTTTTCCTTTATTCCTCACTTGGTTCCGTAGGCCAAGTGATTTCAGGCCATACAGTCATATCAGCCGTTGCTGGTAAATCCCTCAGAGCTTGCCTGTAAGTGGCCCATTCCATTTTTTTAACTTCGGATAATGGGGTAGGATAATCAGGGGCTTGTGTCCAATCAGAATCTACCAATTGTAGATCTCTTTGTTCCCGTAAATCCCTCATATAACTCGCATCACGCCCAGTTATTTCTTCTGCTGTCATATCTCTCGCACGATGTACTAAAGTAACTCCATCTTCTTCGACAGTAACTACGTCGGTGTCAAATGTCTGATTATAAGTAGGGACGACGTTTGTCTCCACCAACGGGAGCCACCCAAGAGTCTTGAGATAGGCGTCATTACCCTTTGACAAATGCAAGCCAGATACACTCCCCCACTTTTTAGGCAATGTGCCCAAATAATCTACGCTGCCGTCTTCTTTAACATGTGCATACATAGCACTTGCTCCTCATTTTTCGTGGGGAATTCGTTTTGTTGCCACAAATCAGTTACAGGGTAGAATGGGTGATCTTCCCACAAATGATAAGACAGTGGAACTAATGGCCCAAATAATCCAACTTCTGTGTTCCGCAGTTTATTAATCGTGGTGCGCTCCTTAAGATAGGGCCAATACCTAGCTATCTCGTTGAAGGGTTCCCAGTGCTTTTGCAAGACACCTTTCTCCAATAAAAAGGTAACGCCCGTGTGACCTATGGTTCGCCAAGGACGGTCAGTGCCGCCAACAATCATGCCAGTGGAACCATCGCCTCTGTCGTTGCGGGGCAAACCTTCAAGGTCGTCTGGCTCGTCTATGTAGTTGGAAGGACAATCAACAAGAGTCATAGCCATAAAGGGAAGAGGGCAACACGGCCTGAATTTCTGCCATGTCTCTAAAGCCACTGTTAAGGCATTTGGGTAATGTAAATAATCGTCCTCGATAACATAAACTAGATCAGCGGTACTTTCCTTTGCTAAGGTGAGACCAGCCAACATACTATCATTGTTGCCTTTGCCTTCCAGCGTTTGGATTGTTATATTCTCTCCAAGAAAAGCTGTCTCATCACGCAGAAATTGTACTGTCTCAGCAGTGGAATGATCGTCTAGTATAGTTAAGTGTGGCTGCTTTGGTAGCGCCTTGATCGCAGTACAAAGTGAACGAACACAGCGCCAAACAATATCTTTCTTTGGCTTGTCGAACCTTCTGGGATGCACACTATCCCCATCGTAAGTGCGTAGGAATATGTCAAGCTGCAAGGCGAGTCTCCAATGTACCAGCTAATTCAATGAATGGAGCTAACCAATCATCTGCCTTTGTTTGCCGTAAAAGGCTGATGCTATCGTAGTATGGTGTAGATGAGCCAGGGTACGTCCATAAATAATACGGAACTACTGGAATAATCACTTTGGTTGGTACACCCATAGCTCCAGCCAAGTGCGCCACACCTGTACACGATGTAACAACAAACTCACAACTTGCTAGGGTTTTGGCAGTAGCGGTCCATGTTGATAAATCAACCTGTTCAACCCAATTGGGGCAATGTTCAGCACCATCATCTCTTTGCAAGTTGATACAATTAGCTCTATTTTTCATTGTATTGAAAAGTAATTCGTGCGGAAATTTACGTTTAGTCGCATGTTCATACGCTGGTAAACCGCTCCATCGCAAACCAGCACGATTAGGTACTACACCAACATTAGGTCTGGGAATATAAGGTGTTCCATCTAGATCAGCGTTTGTTTTATACCCAAGTTGAATAGGAGCCGACATGGCTGGGAGAAAGTAATCATGGTACACTCCTGCCGCTGCCTCATGCTGAACAACCACATCCACTTCAGGTATAGTACTTATAACCTCTGCAAGTTGACTATGTGCAGATACAACTACAGTACACCCAGCAGCCTTTAAATCTCTGGCATATCTTACTTGATGCAGTTGATCCCCCAATCCACGTTCAAGGCGTAATAGAACTGTTACATTTTCTTCACCGTTCCAAAGAGGTTGTGTAGAACCACAGTGAGGATCACCCCATACAGTTGTTTTGCGACCTTTATCTAAGGAGAGCTTTGCCCATCCTGCATTGAAAGCAATGTCTGGATCGTTTGGAAACTCTTTCAAGTTTTTATAAGCCAATTGCTTTGACTTCTCAAAATCACCTTCCATCAACGCATCGTGCTGGAAATGTATTGGTTGTTTAGCGCGAACCGGCTCTGGTTTATCGTTCCAGAACTCACCGCCTTGATAGTGCTCAAATAATTTATCGCCTAAGATTTTACGGACAGAGTACTTGTGCTTGGAAACTTTCTTTCGTACCGCATGAAGATCAGGAATCTCCCATATTGTATCTTTCTCATAACTAGGAGGAACATTCATTAAGTCATGAGTAAACTTATCTATACCAACAAAATCAGAAATCCGATTTAACTGAATCTGTGTATCTGTAACTAAATCGTCATATTCAATAAATAGAAACTTATCTGGAAACTTTTTATAACCATCCTTTATGATATGATATGACTCAAATAGATGATTTGCTAGTTCAGTCTTGCAAAAGAACTCTATGTCTTTCACTTTGGAAATTTTAGCAAGGGATGCAAGACATTCAGCCATTGGACGTACAGTACTAACAATCTTAACGTCAGTAAACTTAGATAAAGTATGAATAATATAAGGATGCGCCCACCTTTTATGTTTATCAAATACCAATTTATCAGTATCATAACGTGATTTCATCATAGTAGACATCATTCGTAGAAGATCTTTTTCTTCACTATTGCTGGCTTGAGTCTCTTTCAGTTCTTCCCACTCTTTCACCATTGCACCCATAACATCACAAAGATTACTTGTTGGAGTAGCATATACATTAGGCCGTTGATTTAGAAGTGATGTAAGTAGTGTGCTACCAGAACGAGGGAGAGAAGATATAAATATCAACTAATTATCCTTTTTTATGAGTTATCAGCACTAGCACCCATCATTCCTCGTCTAAGATTAGGTATTACGGACTCTTACTATCTGCACTGGAAACCATTCCATGCCATATTGCGCCACCATCAGTAGTGATGAAAACCAGAATATCGATGCCGCTGGTAGTTAAAGTCGGTGCCGTCCCCCCGGCCCAATCCACTGTTGTGGGCCACACGACGGTTTGCGATCCTCCGTTGGTTAGAAACAGTGTAAAACCAGACAGTTCATCGTCGGCAGTTGGATTACTGAATGTAAAAGTATTGGTGCTCGTATCAACGGTAGCTACAACATTATTGCCTAAAGTTAAGTTGATATCCTGTGTGCCACCTCCAGTAGCACCGATTGCATTAGTGACTTCGCCATAATCTATAAGATTTATACGACCAACTTGATTGTCCGCACCAGCAATGGCAGCGCCCAATGTCATTGTACCATTAATGGCCGTTGTACTAGAAAAAGTAGCGCCGCCTGAAAAAGTAGTAGTACTCGCAAAAGTAGCAGCCCCATCAATTGCCGCCACCCCAGTACATTCCAAAGTAGCAATCTGTAAATCCGAAAGAGCATTTGTAACTACCGCACCGCTTCCGGCCCCATCACAATAGACAATGGCATTCTTACCATTTTGTATTGTGACCGATGCTCCTCCCCCACTTCCTTGTTTCATAAGTAGTGAATACGGGCCGCTTGAGCCAGTATCGGTAGTAGCGTTTTCAACAATAAACCAAGCCGTAGTGGTATTTGGAGCAATGGTGACCGTGCAGTTCTGGGCTAATGAACCAGTAAACTTGATAACCCGAAACATGCCATCCTGAAGATTTTCGGTGGCTTCACCAGGAGAAGCCTCTCGAACAGTTAAAGTGGCGGTAGCGGCATCGGATAAAGCAACCGCTTTATACGAAGCAATACGATCTAATATGTCAAAATTGAAATTGGTAGTGGTGCCCCATGTACCGGACTGCTCACCAGTCACAATTTCTTCAAATCCGTAGTTGGTTGTAAATGATGAAGCCATCTTCTTCTCCTATGCCGCTATGCGTATCCAGTTTGCATCTTGGGTTGTACTAATTACACTCCATACATTTGCAGTGCTTACCACTCCTTCAGCGGAAACTCCTGTTACAGTAAACGATACTCCTTTTCCTATTGAGCCAGTAGCTCCGGCTATTTCAAGTCCGGTGGGAGGCACAACTACTTCAGTACTTGCAGTCTCAGAACCAGTAGCGCCTACTGCTTCAACACCTGTGGCACTGATGTTGACTGCAACAGACGTAGTAGCAGTTCCAGTAGCGCCAACCGCTTCAACACCTGTAACTGCTAAAGTAACTGGAATGTAAACAACTTCTGACCCTGTAACGCCAGCAGCCTCAACTCCAGTTACGCTAATCGGGGCTGGGGACCCCCATGTACCACTTCCCCAAGTTTCTCTTCCCCATCCTCCTGTCAGATCCCCTACGAAAAGAATAGTTCCAGTGGATCCAGTTGCTCCAACGCCAGTGGCTGAAATTGTAATTCCAGCGCTTACTGACTCACTTCCAGTTGCACCAACAGCCTCTACGCCAGTAGCTGATACCGTGACCTCTGCACTTGCAGTCTCAGAACCAGTAGCGCCAACCGCTTCAACACCTGTAGCACTAATATTGACTGAAACACCTGGAGTAACGGTTCCAATGCCAGCTACTGACTCGACGCCTGTTACAGACAGAACACTCGAAGTAAGTACAGTTTCAGATCCTAACGCTCCAACACTTTCAACGCCAGTTGCGCTAACTGGGGCCGGATTTCCCCAAGACCCACTTCCCCAAGTAAGTCGTCCCCACCCAGTTAGAGAGGCCACCGCATTATTCTTAGGCTAAACGAATAATGGCGGCATTCGCGTCATTCGCAGGATACTGAATAGTAAAGTCACCCGCACTGGATGATTTATCTCCTCCAAAATCTAATACAGCTACGGTTGGGTAAGCCGCATGAGTAACGGTCCCCGCTGTACCAGCCGCGCTCAAGGTTGAATTGTAAATGACAGCAACACGAGCACTAGAAATAGTGGAAGTAGACCAAGTTGTATCCGCAAAATCCAAAAAAGCGGTTGGTACAGAAGAACTGTTATCAGAAAGGCCTAATGTAACACTAGCAAGTGCCTCTCCTCCCGCCGAATATGCCGTCCCAGTCACTTCATTAGAAGTGGTGTATGCAGTTAAATCCTCATTGGCATCTGTCCGACTAGACGTGAACATTGCAACTTTGAAAGTATCCGCCGCTATAGAAGAGCCATCCCCACGAGAATGAGTCAGCCAAAAATGGATACCAACGGTAATTTCCTTCTTGTACGAACCACACATGGCTTGATTAATAGCCATTTCACAATCTCCTTATAATCTCGGCCATGTCTTCATGCCCTTGTTTACGCAGTAATGCCCACATAGTCGTTCTCTCACTCTGAGCCATTTTCCGCATATAGTAGAGTATTACATCCTTAATCTTATTTCTATATGCAAGCGCCTGATCCCGTATCGGAGGAGGGGCCGTTTCATTAATGCTCATAATCTTGTTCATAGCCATTTCAGCTATTTGTTCTGGGCTATGACCACCATTAGTAGAAGTAAATACCTTAATATTTCCTATATCCCCTTGTCCATTTGCCTGGAACATTATTTAACCGGACTTCTTACTTTGTCATAGCGGTATTCTTCCGTGACCTGTTGTGCTTCTCCCAAATTCTTGAGACCCTGAAGAGACTCAAAATACCTGTTATTGTAGAAAGTTAAAAGATCAGGCTCCCCTTTCATAAAAGTATAGGCTTCGACTAATGCTCCGTATAGCATAGCTAATTCAGCATTATCACCGAGCCAACTTGTTCCATCGCTAGTAGCTGTTATGGAATCCGGGCGGAAAAAATAATGCAGTTCC